TTCTTTAATAACCCCATCTTCTTTATAACGATTAAACAATCTTTTAATATACTTTAGCTTTCTAACGTCTTCAAAATATTCTTTTATGTCAACACAATGCGGATTATCATAGTGTAATAATGCATACATTAAATAATTTTCATTCGTCAATTCATTAAATCTCATAGTTTCTCTCATTTTCTATTTCATTTGTTCAGACCACAAAGGATAAAATTTCTCTCGTAACCAATCATCATGATACTTATACTTATACACAAAATCACTAGTCTTTTTATTACCACGCCAATCTTCATCATCATCATAACGATAAAGAATCCATTTCTTAACTACAAAATAGTTAATGCCTGGTGCTGGTAATATCCAATGATCTCCGTTATCAGTTATTGTATTCACACAATTTTTCTTACATGGAAAAGCTTCAATCAATGAATAAGCAATTTTTATATCAAACTTGCCATCATTGTCTGTATCAAAATAAAAAGATACAGTCCTTGGGACTTCCTCAGGAATCCAATCGATTAATTTATCAAGTGTAGGTTCCCTAAGTTCATTTTGTAAAACTATCACCCAACCACCTGAGACTGGCGTTGATACACCAAGCGACAGGAATAGTGTTAGGAGAAAAGTTTTTAACATTGTAATTAAGCAACAACTGTAATTGTCCCAGCAGATGAACCAATACCAGCTGAACTTGTGATTGTTGCATTTCCACCACCAAGTGTATCAACAATAGTACTACCACCTGCATGTGCAACAGGATTAGCACCAAAAGTTAATGCGTCATCTGCATTGGTTGCGGCGTTAGCAGCACCAATAGCTAATGTAAAAGTCAAACGATTCGTTGTAGAACCAGAAGCATAAACAAGACTGTGGTTTCTTCCACCAGTTCCTGCTACTGCTAATGTTGGACTACCTGATACAGTAACTTCTTCGTCAAAATTAACTGTTGCAGATAATGTTCCACCATCTGATTTATCAAATGTGGTAATGTTCCAGTTGATTGAAGATATATTTGCCTGAGCAAGTCCAGCACCTGTGCTAGCACTTACTGCTGAACTCAATCCTTTAATACAAACTAAAACTTCTTCTTGTGCAGCTGCATTACCATTACCTTGTGCTGGTTGTACCCAACCTTTAGTATTAGCATATACTTTTCTTTTTGCTGTAGCAGATGTACCTGGCTTAACTGCGCCGTCTGCTTCGTTCTTTCCCCATAACGCCATTTTTATCCTCCTCTTCTTCTAATAGTAATTCTTCGGTAATTGTTTCTTCTACAGTTGTATCTCTTATAGTATCAACACTTGTAACAAATCCATCACTATTAGCCATAAAATCTACTTCTTGATTGTTTTGAATACTTCCATTAACACAATCAACATTAAAATTATAAACCTGTTCTGGTGTTACAATCTGTCCTGTTGGTTTGTGAAAACCTTTTATAATACCTCTCATAATATCTCCTTAGTTATTTCTCATCATTTTTGTTGTTAGCAACATTCAACGACAACCAATTCAAAATAGGCCAGATTTTTCCGATTATCGGAATACTCTCAGCATACTTATCTTTAAGTGTCATCGTAATACCATTTGCAATAACGATAAGTGTCGTTGCTAAGCCCCACCAAGATTGTCCTGATGCCCAAGCTAAAACCATTGTTTCCATTTCGTTCTCCTTATTTATATTAAAAAATTAATGATTAATGATATAGATAACCTGCAACAGCCCAACCCATCAAAAAGTAAATTGTGTGATGCATCCAAGGTTTCATTTCCTTCTCCTTTAGTTTAACTTCTTTTGAAGTAAAGTAAAAACTGTTTTTGCCAGCTTACTACTCTTAGTTATTAATCCTTTTCTAAATTTATCAAAATCATTCTTCTGTACGAATGAACGCATTTTAGAACCAGACATTCCTGAAACATCAGAAGAATCTGGATCACGTTCACCAGCTGATACAACAGAGAAATTTTTAATATTACTTAAATTCTTCTTAATATGACTACTCATGTTCTTTTCAAATTCTTTTACCCTATCACTACCAACAACAAATGTTACATTAGATACTTTTTTATCGTCCAGTTTTTCCAATGCATGAAAGGGGTTCTTAATTGATTTATCAGTATCAACGATACTTCCATATACATCTTTCAAGACTTTTACTTTCATCTTGAAAGGTAATGGATTCTTATTATCATCCTCTGTTTTAGATGGATAAATAATAGCTTTGGCTCCAGAGGACTTGGCAACTGATAATACTTTATCAATCAACTTACCATGTCCGACTGTAGGTGGATTCATTCTACCAAATGTGAATACAACTGAATCACTAACAGCCTCTGAAAAAAATTCTTTGTAACTAATCAACTTCATTCTTCTCCGTTTCGTAACAGTATTCTAAAGCTCGTTTGCCTTTATATCGTTTACCACTCTTAAAACTTTTTTTCTTTTGTGCCGACATAACTTTATTATTTGGACACTCGCATTGCCATCTAAACTGTGAATCGCATATTGCACAAAATCTTGATCTAACCTTTATTTTAGTTTCTTTTTTATTAATAATAGTCATACTTGTTTATATATTTCCTCCAATTAATCTTTCTTATATTTATAATCTTTTTTAACTTCTTTTTTATCATTACTATTTAATAGAATCATCTTTATTATTTCTATCTTTGTAGCTATTTTTTGGAAGCTTAGTTTCACATCCATCTTTGTAGCTAGTTTTTGTATATCCATAATTATCCTTTCACCCAATCCTTAGCCAATGTAAAATTTGCAAAGGAGAAACCAAGCCTATCAACTAACTTGATTGCTTGCCCGCTCTTTGAATTAATAGCAACATATCCTTCTGGAGCTGTTACTTTGAAACCGTCAGGTGATTTAAGAAACGTACCAATACCCTGAATCTTATTCAACTGCTGTATAACAATCATCTTTGCATCACGAATAGCTAGGTAAGTTGCAAAGGCAAAATATATTTCATTCTTGTATCTCTTTAATTCCTTAGTAGAATCTTGGAGAATCTTTTGATATTTTTCTTTGCCTTTGTCTGACTTCTTACCCGAAATTTCTTTTGTCATTCGTGCAACATAATATTTGTCAAAATCTACAACAAGTTGTTTCGCACCTGATAACTGAATACCTTCACGAATCTTTGAATTAAAAAAGATTTTCATTTGACCACCCAAACTAAGAATAGTTTTCTCTCTGGCCAACATATTAAAAAATCCACCAGCCTTTTTAATTGCACCTTGTAACTGTTTAATTTTATTTTCAAGATTCTTAGTATCTGATTTTGATAAACCAGCTACCTTACTAACATTCTTGACACCAGCATCTTCTGACCAAACACTACTTGCTGATTTAAACTTACTAGAGTCTACACCAAAAGACGCACTCAAGTCTGCAATAGTTTTTCCATTATATGCTGTTAACACCATCAATTTCTTCTTCTGCAAGATCCTCTTTAGTAAACATGATGTCACCTTGGAATATACCTTTCATTCCAAGTTTAGGAAGATGTTTGAGTGCAACTTTTAATTTATCTGTTAATCCACCAGACCCATGATTCAATGCTATATCAGCATTCGTATAATTTATTTTTGGTGTCTTGTTAAATAGTGATTTTGTTGCAACAAAAAACTTCCCATTCTCTGGATTCTGTCCAGCAAATACTGCTGGAGCTCCATCCCATTTTACTGTAACATTCGTTGAACCTTTACCAACCCCGTTCAACATATCTTTTAATGAATTTAAAAAGTTAACTGCTGTCTTAGCACCAACTAATCCATTATTAATTATCTCATCTTCTAAATGTTCTAAATGAGTATTTTTATCTTCATTTAATATTTGTTTGAATGATAACATTTTTTCTCTATTATTTTATTTTATACTACTATTATAACATACTTTTCCCTCAATGTCCAGTAAAAACTGCCATTCTAAGTTGTTGTTTTATAGTGGTTTTAGAATGATTGCATTATATTTTACCTAAACTCTCTATTTTACATAGGGGACAATCAACAAATGGAATAGAACGAAACGGACATATCCTCTCATGGTCTATTTCGCCATACCCACCCATTGAGTGAAGTGATGTAGTACTATTTTCTTTTCGTTTTAATCTACTAGCAGAATCCTGAAACAATTCTATAAGTTTCTTTTCTTTCATATCTTCTCTTTATAATATTTATAATATTTATACATCCGACTATATTTTCCAATCTTCCATTTTGCCAGATGACACCTTTGGTGCTATTTTAACGTCTTTATATTGTTTTAAAAATGGTGAATCCGTAGAACTTGCAGCCGTCTTTCTATCAAATGATGCACTAGAACCACCATTTGCCAATACTGGTTGGTGTGACTGTGAAATACTCTCTAATCTCATACGATTCTTATTCATACCTAACATAAACTTAGCATTGATTGTAGGATCACTATATCTATTCTTTAACTGTTTGAACATTAATTGACCACCATTATCTTCTTTTGCTACAATTGCCATCATTAAATCTGCTGTTGCTGGTAATCCAAATGATTCCGATATATTTGTCATATCTGGATCAGAACTGGAATATCCATCACGATTTAACTGTGAGCTTGTGATAATAGGAACATTTGCCTCAACTGCAAAACCACGAATCTCTTCTGCTATAGATTTAATATAAACGTAAGTATTCATATTTGATGACCACTTAACTCTATTGGAAGAACAAATATTTAGATAGTCTAATATAATAATCTGTGGTGCAAATCGTTTCTTGATTTTCAATTCTCTCAACAATGCACGAAAATTTCCAACATGAGCTCCAGAAGTAGGATACTCCTTGATAATCAATCTACCAAAATTTCTAGTAGAGTTCATCAATTTTTCAATCTTAGCATTAAACGATTCTCTTGGTAAAAGTCTTATTTGATCTAAGTCAACATCCAAAAGATTTGCATCAATTCTTTCAGCTATTCGTTCCTGTGCCATCTCTAATGTAATATATAATACATCAAATCCTTGTTTGATGTATTGAGAAGCTAAGTGTGTTTTGACTAATGTTTTACCAGAACCAGTTCCACCAAGAAATACTGTAAGAGTCTTTGGTGATATTCCACCACCTGTAATCTTATCCAACATCTCAATCCCAAATGGAAATCTCTGATCTCGTTTATGATAATAATCCCATCTCTCGGATGCATCATCAATATAGTTATGTCCTACACTAGTATCTAACGATACTGAAAGTGCATCAGTCAACATATCTGGTATTGCGTCTTTTGGTTTTTCTTTATCTTTACCTTCTAATATTGCAATCGAATCCACAATACCATTATAGATAGCTGCATCCTTTGCCCACTTTTCTGTTTCACTCAGCAACCACTCTGTATCATCTGATTTTGTTTCACCCAAACCATCCAGAACTTCTAAACAATTTTTAAAAGTTGTTTCATTCAAATCATCTCTATCTGAAACAATATTTGATAGTGCTGAAATTCCTGGTGCTTTATTATACTCGTTTATATAATCTTGTATTTCACTAAATATAATTCTTTCAGGACTTGACCTGAAATATTCTGTTTTTAAAAACACACCGATCAAGCTTGCATATTGTGAATCATGTATTAAGTTCTCAAGTATTAATTGCTCTATTCTCATATATCCTTTCCTTTATGTAACGTCACTCTCGGATCATTCAAAATTAATAAGTTCCTTAGTATCTTACCTATTTCAACTTCAAACTGATCTGAATTTT